GACGAAGTTACTCATTAACTCTACTAATGAGAAGTTGTGCCTGTAAGCAAGATAAAAAGAGTTGCTCCATAGATGAACGATCCGTTCCGAGTCGGCTTACTTGCGTCCTATTCAGTTTTTAGCACCTTTGAACAACATCCTTTCGGAGTTCTAATAGCAATCGGTCTTCTCTTCTTTGGTCTACTACATCGTCGTTTTTAACGATGTCCATTAGTTCCCACGCTGCGTCACAACTTATAGTCACAGGATATGGATTCTGTATAAGTCGTGGCGTTGAAACAGAAAGAAGTGGAACCCATGCTAAAAGCAAAAGTGCTTTAGTCATAGGATGAACGTTAGGGGATTATTATACCCCTATTCATCCTATATAGGTCTTATATGTGTGAAAACAGTAACATAAGATACTAAATGGTATCTATATTATACTAAAAAGCGTGAAGATTTGTGAAAACCCTCACGCAAGAAAATTTTGCCGGAAAAATTATTAGCGATATTGGAAACTACTTTCGCTTTTTCTTTTCAGGCACATTATAACCCCATGACTTTGGATTGACTGTACCTTGAGTCCAATCCATTCGTCTTACATCACGATACTTATCCCAATAGTGGTCAAAGATATCAGAGCGAAGACCTTGAACTACATCAAACTTTTCTTCATCATTATCACCATAAGATACTAGATAAGAATCTCTTGGAAGACTCTTATCGTCAGCAAAAGAAGGATCACAATTTATGTGAATAATATTGATACCCTTTCCCATATCAAGAACGATTGCCCCACTGAATATCGGGGAATGCTTCAGCAACATCATCCTGAGTAAGATTGTATTTGTCGGTTAGTTTTTTATCTTTTACAAGACAAATAATCTCTGCTTCAAGTGGGTGTAAACCTTGGAGAAGATTGATAAACATACTTTCTCTACGAATGCTGTTCATACTATCATTACCACCTTTCACAAAGAAATAAAAGTTCTTCGCCTCTTTACGAATAGTAGTTCTAGCCTGCTGATCAGTCACTCCCATTGAGAATGAACCAGTCTCATACATTCTACGTGTCTCTTGACTGATTTTGGTAGAAAGTGTACCAGAGTTTACAGTTTGTTCATCATAAGAGGAATATGGAACTTCCCCTGGTGGAAGAACACTTACAACACTCTCATCAAAGTTCCAAATGAGGATGATCTTAAGAGACATATCCTCATATTTTTTCAGAACTTCGACTTTTTTTGCTTTGGTTTTTTGTTTCGATACTAGATCAAGAACCTCAAAAACCAGTGGATTATTAGGGAGTTCTAGTGAGGTAGAAACCTTAACAGTCCTTGGTTTTGTATTGGTAGTGTTACTCGTCGTCTTCTTCGTCGTTGATTTCGTAGTCATGATAGTTTTCAAAGTTAAATGCAATCACCTCATCTGGAATCAGGTTACCCTGGTTATCGAACATTTCGGGGTGAGGTCTTGGAATCTCCCGATAGTTCATCATATATTCTCTTGCTACCCAACCACCTATAAGTCCCACAATAAGAAACAATACGGTCATGAATGAACCAAAAACTAGACTAACTGCTAACATTTCTTTTGCCTCGGGAAACTACTATTCTTTTCCTTGACTTAAAGGAAAATTCAAAATAGATGGTAACTTCCCGATTCAGAAAGCAAACCATCTTTTCGAAGATGATATGGAATGGTTGCGTTTGCTTTCTCTTACCTCCATTAAGCAGTAAATCAACGCCACGGTTTACGTGACTCTTGTTTTTATTTATGTTATGACTTGATGACTTGTTGTTCTTTGAGGAATCTGATTGTGTCAACGGAACCTCCTAGCTTTTTATCATCACAAATAACCTGAGGGAAGGTAGAACCTTCACCAAATTCAGAATAGAATTCTTCTCTAGTAAAGTCCTCACTAAGAGTATACACGACAAACTGAGTGTTTGTCAACTCTAAGACTTTTTTTACTTTGTCGCAATATGGACAACCTTCTTTTGAGTAAACTGTAAAATTCATTTTTAGTCGAAAAAGAAAATGTGAAAGAGTCGTGAATCTTCTTTGGTTTGACCAAAGTATTTTGATGCTGCGTGAATATTTTGAGCGTCAAAGATGAATAGTCTATTGAAGACATTACCAATAGAGTCAACTAACTCAAACTTGGTTTCATCGTAAAAACCACCAGCAAATACATCATCCGTAAAGTTGGGGTCACCAGTTCTCCTAGCACCATTCTTACTAGCGTAAAGAGAAGTTCCTGTACAATAAGGAGCATCTGGGTTGAGATATATCATAGCAGCCCAGGTTTGACCATCGTGATGATAGACAAGGGCATCTTGTGAGGTACAGTATTGAAAACGACCACACATTCCATGAGACTCCCATTCACGGATTTTGATACCCATGATTTTTTCAAATGCTTCTTTTGTTCCAGGAACGAAGTATTGTTCTTTTGAACGACTTCCTTTGAAATAATTTAAATCTTCAGAAAACTCTTGCTGAAGAGCAAATTCTCTTACAGCATATGGGTTAGCATAAAAATTATCAACAACCCATATAGTTTTCTGCGACTGTCTATTTATTGATGAGACTGGAAGGTATTTCATATCAATTGCATAAGTTTTCACATACGATTTGATGAAGCGATTTTCCATAATCACCGGTATCTATATAATAGTTACTATTGACAAGGAAGTGATATGTGGGAAAAGGATTAACTCTGCTCGGATCAATCAATCTTTCCGTCTGCATCTTCATCATCTGATAATCACCTAAAGTTCTGTAGCACTCAGATAATCCCACAAGATGTTCATTTCTTGGTGGACACCATTCTTCTGCACGAATATAGCAGTCAATTGCTTTTTCAAAATTATTGCAAGTTCGATTCAAGTCTCCCATAGCACATAAAGTAAAATATGCCATCTCATCAATACCAGTTACATATCCAAGTTGATGATAATTAAATCGATAATTCAGATACTCTTCATAATAAAATAAAGCACGACGTGCCATCTCCTGATTATGCGTTTCACCTAAAGGATAAGTACCATAAGCAGCATCATTATAACTTTTAGCAATATACCAGAAGTGATAAACATCCTCTAGCATTGTGTTGTTGGAAATGTGTTGGTTCTCAAGTTCAACAGCATCAGTAAAGAACTTAGTTGGATTTACCCAAGTCCGACCATCGTTAATAATGATGTGTCTAAATCCTCTTGCCAGACTTATTCTTGGAAACTCTTCTCCCGTTGGAACACATCCAGGTTTCAGAATACACTCGTGCCTCTTGTCGTGCCTAAACCTCCAGGGAATTTTTGTATTCCATAGACGGCAACGATACCAAATACAATTATCAGACTGTGCCGTAACATCCCAGGCATCAATTGAAGTATCTTCTAAAACACTCCAATCAAAGTCATCATCAACGTGTAGTTGTTCATCAGCATCAATTCTGAATAACCAGTCACAACCGTGGTCAGTCTCTGTACATTTCTGAACCAAGTCATCACTATTCCAACCAGGATAGTGCCATTCTACATTGTAGGTAAATCCAGGAATACCTTTTTGTTGAAAAAAGTCTTCAACCATCTGTTGAGTGCGGTCGTTACCATTACACTGGATAATCCAATAGTCAATGTGCTTATAACAAGAATTAAGCATTCTCTCAACGACGTGCTCCTCATTTCCAAGCATTACATTGAGACATAGTTTAGTTTTCTTCATGGCGTTAAAATAGAATCAGATAGTCCAAGTTTCTTCAGTTTTTTAGCAGTCTTGATGATGGTTTCATCAATCGTCAGATATTCATAAGTAGCAGTTCTTCCAGTGAATACTGTGTTCTTTTCTGCCTGCATCAGAGGTTCATACAGTCTGAACTGACTGAGATACTCACCAAATATCATTGGATAATATGGATTGTTCACACCATCAACGTGAGGAACAGGATACTCTCTTGTGACAATTGTTGTTTCTACATCCTGTTTATACCAGTAGGAATGGTCAATTGCACGGTTCCATCCATTCTCTTTATTACATTCATTCAGTTGAATATAAAGAGTTTTAGGGCAATAGACGTGTTCAAAATTCAAAGAGCGATAAGTTAATTCGCCAAACTGATAATCAAAGTAATTATCAACCTTACCAGTATAAACCAACAGGTCACACTTGTCTTTCAGTTTTCTCCACTCATCTCTGGGTGTATCCAAATGAACGGGGATACCATCCAGAATGTTTTCAAACATCCGAACAAATCCATACTTAGGAAGACCCTGATACTTGTTATTCACAAAGTAAGTTTCTTCACCAGGATTTCTTACTGCTAGTCGTGCAAGAATACTCTGAGGAAGTTCCTCAAAGGGAGTATTCCACATCTTTTCAGAATAATCCCTGAAGACTAAATCAATAATTTCTTCATCAGAAAGTCGTCGTCCAATAATTCTATCAGACGTATCATTATAAGGAATGGGGATTTTACCCAGTTTAGTATTTGCCCAGACCTTGACTGAGAAATCATTAAACTCCGAAAACTGATGCAACCAGTTCCAGACTTTCTCACTATTAGTATGAATTGCGTGTGGACCATGTGCATGGACAATACAACGGGTCTTTTCATCAATATAGTCGTAGCAATTACCAGAAATATAAGATCTAGTTTCAAATACTTCTACATCCCACCCATTATCTTTTAAAATTCTAGCGGCAGTTGAACCTGCTGTTCCTGCGCCGATTACATATGCAAGTGCCATAAAAATTAAATTGCAAGAATTCCAGGGAAACGTTCTTCATCCTTAATTGCTGTCAACCAAGCAGTGACAACAGGAATATGTGGTGCCATTTCCCAAGTATTTAACCGATACGTTTGAAAGCGAATATCATAGTTTCTAATGAAGTTTGCTAGCTGTTTGTTGGTATAATACCAGAAACTATGTTCATTCCAGAAGCTAACGTGAGTTGGGTCTTGGAATGCACCCCTACCATCAGTAGAAGGAACCTCAATCATTGCCCAACCACCGTGTGCAAGGACCCGATGAATTTCTCTCATTGACTTAACAGGGTCTCTCAGGTGCTCTAGAACATGACTTGCATTCAAAACACCAACACTATTATCAGGAAGTGGGATGCCATCATTCAGGTCACAAGTAATATCAGCACCCTCCTGGTCAATGGTTACATAACCAGGACGAGGATAAAGTCCACCACCAATATCAACTTTCAGAAGTCCACGGTCTTCTGCATCTTTCTCTGCAAGTTGATATCCATACTCATAATAAAGGTCTACGGTCTTAGTTTGAATTTGAGCATTTCTTTCTAGGTAAGTATTGTCACCATAAACCCTATAGATGTAAAGAGGTTTTTGAATATGATACATCTTCGTATTCAGATAGGTTCTTATCATCAACTCGTGGTCATCACATATACTTAATTGAACATTATGCCCACCGATTGATTGATAAACACTCCTTCTCCAAGATCTAACATGGTCAGGAGAATACCAGATGAATGATAATGCCTGACTAGTTGGACGCCAAGAGTTCATCACATAACGGTCTTTACCACGAAAATTGTAGAAGTAGTAAGACCAACCATGCTGCTCATTATAAGGAACAAAGTTATCATCATACACAGCAACATCACTGTACACAAAACCAACACTCTCGTCTTGGTATGCCTTGTTAAGTTCTTCCAGACAGTCTGGTGTGATCATATCATCATGGTCAACTTCCACAAGGACATCACCAGAACCAAGATGGAATGCCTTGCTCTTGTGAAACCCAACGTTAGGATTATTTTCATTACACTCGTAGATCTTTACCCTCCCATCATTCTCAATTTCTGGAGAGAGTTTGCTACGGTTAAACTTACCATTCAACCACAAAATCCACTCCCAGTTCTCATAAGTCTGAGCACACAGACTTTCGTAGAGTTCTTGAAGGTAGGGAGTGTTCTTGTGGGATGGCGAAATAATGCTGAACTTATAATCCATTCAAGTAAAGGTGATATAGAAGTATTATACCTTATGTAGTTGGTTCAGTCAAACTATTTTTTGAAATTTTTGAAACTACTTTTTTTAACTGATCATTCACTAGATATGGTAGTTCAGTTCCCCTCATGTTCTGAATATAAATTTTTCTACCATCAATATATTTTTTACCATTATCTGGTTTGTAAAGACCACCCACTAAAGTTATAGGTAGTTTTTCTATCTCACAATTAACCGCATCTAAATCACAATAAAAATTATCAAGTATACTAATATCAGTCAAACCATAATTTATGGTTGTGACATTCAACTTCTCACTTAACTTAAAAACATCATTATCAAAAAATATCATATTAATCTGGTTTAGTTGGCCAATTCTCGTGATTTAAATCATTAACCATTGGTTTTGGATCACTAATAATAACTGGGAGATCTCGCAATATCTGACGATATGTTGCCCACTCATCTTTCTTTTCTTCTGTTAGTGGGGAATCTGGAGATTGAGTCCAATCACATCTAGATAAAAGACTATCTCTTATATTTCTAAATTCTTTCCAGTAATTTCTTGCTGCTTCCAATGCCAATTCTTCTAAAATTTTTTTCTCCTCATTCTCTTTATTTAATGCCTCAAGTTCAGTATCAATTCTTTCCTTTTCATTATTAAAATCCAAAACTGCCTGTTCAAAAATACCCAACTCCTCAATTCTTTTATTGGGAGATCCATCAATATACTCAATCTCACCCCAGGTATCATACCATTGAACAGCATGAATATTTGACGGAATCCAAGAAAAATCCTGTTCAATATTACGATAAAACTCATTATCAATTCCAATTGTTTTATCACTTGGAATAAGTGTAATTCTCATTCTTCTTTACCTTCTTCTAAGATATTTATAGGTTGATTGAGTGGTGTAATTTGTGCAGGAATAATTTGTTGCTTAAGTGCTTCTTTATAAAGTTCTTGGTTTTGATAGTTTGCTCGCACAACTTCATTCCTAAAACTCTCTACTGCTGCTCCAGTCTGATTTGATTTTTGTGCTATTTCAACTGCCATAAAAGGCATCCAAGTTACTGCACACCCCCACTCATCAACTGGTTCTCCTGTGTTTGGATTAGTACCTCTCATCTGAGTGTACCATGAACACTTAAGACCAATGCAGTCTTTCTTAATAAGTGGACAAAAGTTTCCTGGTTTAATTTTAGCCATATCTAAAAATTATATTATATCAGTATTAGTCTTTAGAAGCAATAATTAAGTCAACATATTGGACAGCAAAGTCCATTGCTGTACCTGTAAAAGATGCTGAACCAGACCAAGATGGATTAGTAAATCCGTGTCCGTGAGAGTTTCCACCACCAGTTGATGTGGTATTTGGGCTGAGACCAACAATTGTACCACCACCGGCAAATCCTTGAGAACCACCTCCACCATTATCAAGCAAAAATTGCCCAGATGTTGATGAGTGGTTGTGGGATGGCATCTCTGAAGTGGTTAGTGTAGTATTACTTACAGAACCGCCAGAGTTAGATCCAGAAACCGAAACAGAACCAGATGGTGTCCTAGAAGCAAATACACTTGTAAATGCGGTCGTACCACCAGAACTTGCAGATCCACTTACTACTCTAAGTGCTTTATTATTATGAGTTGTTTGTTTGGTCCAACCAGTAGGTGCTGCTGTCTGTTGGAATAACATCAAAGTGCCTGATGCAAAAGTTATAGCGCCAGAAGTACCTTGAGATCCAACAGCACCCTGTGCACCTACAGCACCTTGAGCACCTGTAGATCCTTGAGCACCTTGAGTACCTGTAGATCCTTGAGCACCTTGAGCACCTATAGTACCTTGAGATCCTGATGTACCTGCGGTTCCTTGAGCACCTTGAGCACCTGTGGAACCTTGAGCACCTTGAGCACCTGTGGAACCTTGAGCACCTTGAGCACCTGTAGATCCTTGTGCTCCTACTGAACCTTGAGCACCAGTAGCACCTTGAGCACCAGTAGCACCTTGAGCACCTGTGGAACCTTGAGCACCAACTGTGCCTTGTACACCTGTAGATCCTTGAGCACCTACATCACCTTGAGCACCTTGAGCACCTACATCACCTTGAGCACCTGTGGAACCTTGAGATCCTGATGCACCTGCGGTTCCTTGAGCACCAGTAGCACCTTGAGCACCTTGAGCACCTATAGTACCTTGAGATCCTGATGTACCTGCGGTTCCTTGAGCACCTTGAGCACCTTGAGCACCTTGAGCACCTTGAGCACCTTGAGCACCTGTAGATCCTTGTGCTCCTACTGAACCTTGAGCACCAACTGTGCCTTGTACACCTGTAGATCCTTGTGCTCCTACTGAACCTTGAGCACCTTGAGCACCTTCAGCACCTGTAGATCCTTGAGCACCTTGATCCCCTACAGCACCTTGAGCACCTTGAGCACCTGTAGATCCTTGAGCACCTTGAGCACCTGTAGATCCTTGAGCACCTTGAGTTCCAGGTGTTCCCTGCCTAACCCAAGATGTTCCATTCCATATCCATCTGGAGTTACTAGATGTAAAAATATCATTTACTGATGGACTATCTGGAAAGTTTAGAGCCATTATCTAACCACTATATTCCTTTCAAGTTATTTATCTTTTCTTTGAATTCTTAAAGGATTATAACCAATATCATACATAAAGTCAAATAAAAAAAGAGAGTATAAAACTCTCCTTTTTTAACCACCAACTCACCTCTCCCACCACAGAGAGGGTCTTCATTCCCAAAGATACAAGGAATCTTGAAGACCTTAAAGAGAACGTACACCCATCATCAAAGATTAGTTAACCAAATGTTTTCAGCAAGTTTTGCTTCGCCAGTTATAATTGCAGATTCTAGATCTGAAATATCTTCTCCAGAATCTACAATTTCTTGGTCAGTAACAACAAGTTTAAGGTGTCCAACATTACGATCAATATTAGATTTTAAGTCTTTGGAGGGCGTTTCTCCACCATCTAATTTTTCAATAGCATCTTCAATCACCCAAACACTATCTTTAGCTACAGTAATTGTTTGCAAAATTTGTTCTTGAGTTCTTGCCATTTTTTAAGCTCCTATAAAGTTTTTTGAATCTTCAAAGACCTGATTATTTGCATTTATATTCAATTCAATATCTTCATAATCAATTGATTCAAGATCTCTCCAAAATTCAAGTCCTTTACATCTTGATAAGATTTCATCGGAAAGAATTTCTTTTGGAGATAAAGAAGTTTTTTTCAACTCCTTTCTAACATAATGCATATCACTTAAACCATAAGTAGAGGCATCATTTTCCTCATTAATGTTAATAAGATTATCAAATTCGTGTTCATAATATTCTTCATCAAGAAACTCATAAATTTTCTTCATTGTTTTTTCTGGAAAACTAACAAGATCATCATATTCAACAAAATGCAAATATTTTTCCTGCCCTTTCGTTAGTACATCACGAATTCCCAAATAACTTTGTCCAAGAATTCCAGATTCACTTACAAGAAATTCACAACGATTATCATCCGTTAATAAAATATTAGATTTAACTAACATATCATCAATAAAGTTTATTTTTCCATTTACTTCATATGGATTACGACGATGCATCGAAATAAAAGATGCTAAAATTTCATCAATGTTTCTAACAGGACAAATAATTTTTGGTGTAATTCCCAAGTAACCTTCAATGTAATGAATTCGATTTACCCAAGATCTATTCTTGTCAAAAATTACTGGTTTTTTTACATCAAAATAATATTGATGAATAATATTGGAAATAATCATTGATGCTTGTTCTGGTTTTGGATATGCCAAAAACAACTCGTCCTGAGACAATTGTTGTTCTAACATAATCATCAACCCAGTCACAGGAGAACTAGGACCAGAATAAAACCTTGGATTTTGATTTAAAATGCTAGATAAAATTGTACTTCCAGAGCGAGGAAGTCCCGCCATAAAATAATAAGTTTTTTGCACTGGTTCTACCATAGACTTAATTTACTGAGCATCAACGGATTTAACAATTTCATTAAAATCAAACAGTTCGGTTCCCTCTTCATAAGGATACTCAACTTCATTACCATCAAAGTCAAAATCAAAAAGATAACTCCCCGGTAATTTAAAATCATATGGAACTGTTGTGGAGATATTATCATGCAGATCATATCCAAATACTTTTGGACTAGTCCCATTCCAAAGAACTGTTGATTTTTTATTTAGTGCGGCAGCAGCATGTTGAACACAAGAATCAATTAAGATTCTTTTTTTAGCATGAAGAACAATACTAAAGTATTCCATCAAAGATAAAGATTTTTCTGGTGTTGCAAAAATGTGCTCGACACCTTCTAGTTTTGGCGAATTAACTTTTGTAAGTTGAATAATATGATATTCAGATTTATAATAATCTACAAGTTTTTCTGCAAGATCAAATGGCATATCTCTTGTCCAAGAATATGGTTTCGAATCAGTGGTCATAACTCCACCGTTAGTATGAATAATCATAACTGGTTTTTTTCGTTTCCAAACTTCTCTGGATATATTTTGTTGAAGTTTATTAAATCTTATTTCTGGTCTTTCTCTAGAATATTTAATACCATACATATCACACCAATTCTCAATTAAACGTTTACGTTTATGAATATGATTAGTTGTATAATATGGTTCATTATGAAATAGAATAGAATCTTTATCTTGAATATATTCTTGATAAAAATACTGCGTTGTTCCTATGGTATAAACTCTATGAACATAAGGAAGATTTATAAAAATATCTGCATATGCACAGACTATAACTAATTTACGATCTGGGTGATTTGCTTTAATTGCTTTTGCTACTGCGGTGGCCGCAATATGTTTTCCAATACCACCCTGCACATGAAAAATACTATATTTTGATTTCATAAATGAATGATTAACTTGAATGGGTCTACTTATAAAATATTATTATCAATTTATGGTGCATTATATTATATCATCTCTTTTTAAAACTGTCAATCCATTATTGTTTGTTTTATACTTATAAAATTTCCAGTGTGGATTCTTCATTACAAACTCAATAACCGCAGATAACAATCCTTTATCATCTTTTCCATCTTCTCCTTTAAGACCAAATGTATATGTGTCATGAAATACAATATATTTTTGTGCCTTGTTTCCGTGAAGATTTAATTCCCGTTTAAGTTGATCATATATGTGAAAAGTATCAATAAACAATAAATCAGTCTCTTCAATTTCTATATCGAGAACATCTGCTTGAATATATTCCGCAGATTTTCCTTGTCGTTTAGCAAGATCAAAAAGTTTTTGAACATTTGAATCTAATATGATATCAAAGGAAAAAAGTTTAGCATTAGTGTTTAAAAATGCTCTAGTACTAACTCCTGTTCTAACTCCCATTTCCACTACGGTCTTACATTCTTTTGCTAATTCATAAAGTTCATGAACATTTTCGTTGATATCACTTGGTATTTTCCTTGCTCTTTGATACTCTAAATCAAATACACCTGATTTTATATTTTTATCTTTACGTTGATGTTCATAAAGTTTTATCATATTGTGTGGGATTTCCCAATTTTTTCCATTGATAAAATGATCATATGATATCAAGTTTTTTGAATCTAATTCAATTCTTTTTGAAATATCACTGTCGGGGTCTTCAAACTTTGTAAGTGTTTCCGAAATAGTTCCTTTAATTTTATTTGAATTAATCGCGTAAATGTTTTTTGCATATTGTACAAAAAAATCATCACCATACCAAACTTGATATAGAGATGGTATAACTTTATATGATTCTCTTAACATAAACATACAGATTCCGAATGCCCACGACTGACCTCCAATAGGTTTTGTGGGATCATAATTTAATTTTACAATCTCTTCTTTTGTATCAATATAATCATCAATTTTATAATTATTTTGCCTTCCCTGTAAATTTACACCAATCAAATCTCCATTTGAAAGATTAAAATCAATAATCATATCAAATATTTCTGATGACACTTTAATATCATCATTTAATATTCCAATAATTTTAGATTTTGATCGAAAATATCCCTCATTCCAAGCAGGATTTACAAAAATATTTTTACCATATGAAATAATTTCAATTTTTGAGTGATTTAAAATCTCATAAGATGGTCTTTTTAATTTATTATTGTCAACGATAATAATTTTGTTAATTGAGTTATGACTTACATAAGTTTGCAAAGATTCTTCAAATTTATTTGCAAACCACATTGTTGGAATAATGAGATCGATCATAAATTATAACTCTTTTCAAAATTTCCTTTATATATTTTATTTCCAATATGTGATACTGTGTGTTTTGGATTTAACCAAATATCATATCCCAATTCCTTTATTTTTCTAGTTAATGCGACATCCTCTCCGATAAAACTTCCATTTTCAAAGGTATATTCACAAATATTTTTTAAAGGACTGTTACGAAATAGTAATTCTGTGTTTGTATTCCACAAATCAATAATAACCTTACGAGTCAATTTAAGAAATCCTGTCCCACATTTTTCAATTTTAATATATCCATCGGTATCTTTTTGAATGTCATTATTTAACCATACATTATATTTAATTTTTTTATCTTCCTTATTCACAACAGGTATTGTTATAACATCCTTTTCAGATTGAATAATTTCAATTAATGCTTTTTCATCCCAATATTCATCATCATCAATAAACACCATTACATCATAATTATCAGTATAAGATAATTTAAATAACTCATTTCTAGCCATTGGAAGAATACTTTCATTAGCTAAAAAAACACATCTAATATCTAAGTCATTTTTGATTCCTAATTTAATAGATTCACATAAACTGTGAACAAAATAAGCATCAACTTTTTGATCAAGGCATGGTGTAGCAATTAAAACTTTTTTCATATATTCTCACGTATCATACAGTATGTATGAGACTATTATATCACGAATTTTCCAATATATCCAATCTTGATTTTAATACATCAACTTCCTCTGATAATTCCTTCACTGCATTTACAAGAACTGGAATCATATGATCTGATGTCAGTTTGAGATGCTCTGGATCATTTGAGTCTACAATAACAGGATTTTCTCCTTCTGCTTCAAGGACATTCTGGGCACTGAATCCATACCTACGCTTTCCTTCTATGTCCTTTAATTCATCAGTATCACGGTCCTTAAAGGCATATTCAATTGGAGTAATATTATGAAGGAAACCTCTACCATGAGGAACAGGTCCAAAAATGCACTTGTCACGGCAATCAGAAACTGCTGTCCAAGCAACCTGGATAAGAGCACATGCATGACTGTTGTTACCCATAATGATGTAATTGGATTCTGTTGTAACATTACAAAGTCCTGTAGAACCCGTTCCAGCATTTTGTCCGAAGAAAAGATTATTAGTTCCAGTGGTGTTGCAGTAACCAGCATTACGTCCAATAAAGGTGTTGTTGCATCCACTGGTGTTGCAGATACCAGTATAAGCTCCAATGAAGATGTTAAAGGTTCCACTGGTGTTGCGGAATCCAGCACATTGTCCAATGAAGTTGTTAAAGGCTCCAGTGGTGTTGCATTGACCGGCACTAAATCCAATAAAGTTGTTATTGGATCCAGTGGTGTTGCTGAAACCAGCACATCGTCCAGCAAAGAAGTTAAAGGATCCACCGGTGTTGCAGTAACCAGCACTAAATCCAATAAAGTTGTTATTGGATCCAGTGGTGTTGCCGAAACCAGCATAAGCTCCAATGAAGGTGTTATTGGATCCAGTGGTGTTGTTGGATCCAGCAAGTCGTCCAATGAAGTTGTTGCAGGTTCCAATGGTGTTGGATTGACCAGCATTAGATCCAAAGAAGTTGTTGTTGGCTCCACTGGTGTTGCATCGACCAGCAAATCGTCCAAAGAAGTTGTTGTAGGATCCACTGGTGTTGCTGAAACCAGCACATTGTCCAGCAAAGAAGTTATGAGTTCCACTGGTGTTGCATCGACCAGCATTAGATCCAAAGAAGTTGTTGTTGGCTCCACCGATGTTGGATTGACCAGTATAAGCTCCAATGAAGTTGTTATTGGATCCAGTGGTGTTGCTGAAACCAGCACATCGTCCAATGAAGTTGTTGCAGGTTCCAGTGGTGTTGCTATAACCAGCACTAAATCCAATGAAGTTGTTGTTAGTTCCAGTGCTGTTGTATCGACCAGCATAATTTCCAATGAAGTTGTTGTAGTTTCCAATGGTGTTGCGGAATCCAGCAAATCGTCCAAAGAAGTTGTTGTTAGTTCCAGTGCTGTTGCATCGACCAGCACATTGTCCAATGAAGTTGTTGAAGGATCCAGTGGTGTTACAGGCACCAGCACCTTGTCCAATAAAGTTGTTATTGGATCCAGTGGTGTTACAGGCACCAGCACATTGTCCAGCAAAGAAGTTAAAGGATCCA